TTGCATCATTAAATACGCCAATCGTACTACCAGATGGTACAGCTATTCCCGTGCCGCTAGAGTTCTTGACCGTTACTGCATCAGCCAAGTTGTTTGTAATTAAGTATTGTTTCTGTATAGCAGGGACAATAAGATTCCTTGCTCCGCCAGAAACCCCAGTTAAATTAAGCCGAAGATGTCTAGCTGGCTGAGTTAAGTTTGTATTTGATAACGTCAGTGTTACGTCGGCACTAGCAAAGACAACATCAGTAGAACCAGTTATGGCCTCAGTAAGTGCAGTACCTAAGTTGGTATTGGTTGTAGATCCCCATGCCCCAGCCTGATCTCCACTTCCTATCAGCTCAACTTTTATACTGTTATAGGTACTAGCCATAATTGATCCTTATATGCCGTTTAGTATACTGATTGCTTGCACATATGCTTTACTTGCCGCCGCCGATGTCTGCCAAGTCGCAGCCGTACCGCTTGTTGCTGTCAATATTTGACCATTAGTTGGCGCAGATGACGCTGAGACAACAACTGTAGTCGTAGCGGAGTTTAATCCGTTTGCAGCAGTGGCAGTCCCAGCGGTTAATGAGGCAGCAGTGCCAGTTATGTTAGTACCTACAAAAGCTACTGGAGTACCCAATGCAGTTGCATTGCCTGAAGCGTCCAGATTAACTGACTTCCCTGAAGGGTAGGTAACGAATACGTCCTTAGTCCCAGCTGAGAATATTAGAGCTGTTGGCTCTGTTGCTGAGCTGTTAGATAGAACTGTGGTACGGGTTAAGGTGGTGCCAGAAGAAGCATAGGTTCCAATACCAACTTCCCATTGGGCAGTACCCTGACCTGCAATGCAGTAATAGGTGGTGTTTGTATTGCCAATTACAGCAAAGGACTGAAATCCAGATGCGGCGCCATCAAGCGTGAATACACCATTACCCGCAGTGGTAGAGGTTTCTTTAACTCTGTCAGCTAGTATAAGTGCCATATATACCTATTATGATTGGATTTTAATCAAATGCCAACTACTTTACATTGAATTGTTAATAGTTACCCAGTCGGTAACTTCAGAGGTATTAATTGGCTCCCAGAGCAGCCTTCTGGTAGGAGCATCTAAAGCCAAAACAGACTCTTGAATAGAAGTAATAAAGGAAGCAGCAGCAGATGAAGCTTCAACTGCACTCACATTCTCCTGTATCCCAGAGTTAAATTCAGCAATGCTGCCAATTGCATCAGAAGCAGTAGCGCTTTCGTTAACAACTCCATTGAGAGAGGTTATCGCCCCTATAGAATCAGACGCAGTAGCAGACTCTTCTAATGACCTTATGACTATGCGAACAGAAGATGCTTGTTCAGAAGCTGTTGCAGACTCTTGTATAGCTGAATTTAAGGAGGCAAACGATACTTCTGTACTTGCTGCACTGGCAGATTCATTTACCAATACTGAAATGGCTGGGGTTGAGCTAGTAGAGTCTGATGCAGTAGCGCTTTCTTGTATGCCGCCAAAAAAGATTGTGATAGCAGAACTTGAGTCTGATGCAGTAGCTGATTCTTGTATATTAGATGTGTGGTACTGGCTTGCGGATGCTTGGTCCAAAGCTGTTGCAGACTCGTCTATGACTACCGCAAAGTTTAGTACCGCCGAAACAATCTCTGAAACAGAGGCTGACTCGCTAACTTCAGCGTTAAGGAAAGCCCCTGCTAGTGATGCAAACGGTGCAGCCGCAAATGATGATATCCCAAACACATTACGCTTCGGTTAAAGAAGCTTCTGAAAACCAACGATTTTGCTTAACGCCATTAGCATCAGTCCAGTCTATCAAATAGAAGAACTCGCCGTCTTCAGTCATGCGTAAAGCCTGTACTGGACCTTGAGGAACTGTTGCCTGAACTTTAACAACCTGACCCTTAGTAAATTTAGTTGCCATTTTTATATCTCCTTATGCAGCGTCAAGGCTAAATGTGTAGGTAACATTCAAAGTATCGCCAGAAACTACAGCGCGATCCCCTGGGCTTTGGAAATCAGAAGCTGAGAATAGAATACCTGACGTACCAGTAGCTACTGAAGCTAAGAAAGCGCCGGCAACAGTACCACCGGGAGCAGTAATAACAAATGCATTAGGTGAAGCTGAGTTATCTATTACCGATGGGTCAGCAAGAGTTGCGGCGGCAAAAGTTACAGCCTGACGATTACCTGTGTAGTCTGTGTACTCAGTCCAGCCAGCGTGTGAAGCTAAGGTATCCGCTGCAGCAATAGTTGTACCTGAACCGGGACCAGTAATCAGACCTAGATACCAAGCTGCGGTGTAGGCAGATCCAGCGAAGTACTTGTCGTTCATGTCTTTAAGCCCTTCGTTAACAACCAGATTTGGGTTTTTTTCTTCCCACTTCAGTTTGCCGTCTTTGTCAAAACAGTGGATCGTGAACACACCAGCACCGCCAGCAGAAGAAATAACGCTGTTGTTTAGCAGAAAACTTGCGCTTACTTTGTCTACAGATTTTGCTTTATTTGTAATCATTTGAATCTCCTTAAGTTATTCTAATAACTGCTGACGTTGGTTCGTCTGGTGGTAAAGTTATAGTAAATTCTATTGCTGTAGTCTTATCTGAGCCAAAGTCTAAAACAGCTATAGCTTTGTTTCCCTTGGTGGAATTATATATCAATGCGCCTCTTGCAGTAAATGAAGCAGGGCTCCATTGTGGATTGTCAAAGTTAACATACGCAACGCCATCAAAAGAATTTACCGTTACATTAGTTAATAACTCTCCCCCTGCTACATATCCAGTACCTGTAATCTCATTAACCGATGTGTATATGGTTGTTGTCTCGTCTAAAGACGCAATTGCATTATACAAAGATATGTATAAACTATCCGTATCTAAATCATGTACACCAACCAGTATCTGCTCTTTAAAGCTTGTAGTTAGCCCCTGTCTTATGGTCATGTTATTTTAACCCTAACCTGACCTGACCGGTATGCATCCTGTCTTTCCAGGCCATCACCCAGACGTTTGAGTTGACCCATAGATTCTCCGTACTTGGCTTCTACATTAGCAATCAGATCCTGCTCACCCTTCATAAACAGATAAGCCTCTCTTAGAGAGCCGTAGAACAAGGCTGGATCAAAGTTATCTCCAAGCCAAGTGGTTTCTGCTGTGACTATGGACTCTGGATAGTAGTAATAGTGCAGCTCTACATAATATATAGCGTCAGGCGTTGGCCCCACAATAAAGCTCAGCTCAGTAGTTATAATTGCTGGATCAGTATTGGTAGTAGTTGGACCAAATAATGCATAGTACTGGGGCATCCCCGTGTCAGCCTTAATAGGGAACGCAGCCCTTATAAAGTTTACATCTTTATCCAGCATGTACTCGTAGGCTTGGGTTGTGTTATCTATAACCGCCATTGAATAAACTGCCAAGAAGTCTGAAGGCGCTGATAAATACTGATTATTAGTTGAGACTGTACCAGTTACATTCTTGCGTAGCGCTGGGATCTGGACACTGTTATATATCCTAGTCTCTGCCTGACGGACAAACACAGGAATATTATCTATGAATGACTGTTCGTAGTTTTCTGTATACGCCTGTACTGCAGCAGTTAATTGAGTATAGTTAATTTTACTTGCCCCTAGCCCATTGGCCCTCTGCACATGGTTCCCTTTGTAGCAGCGCCATAACCACGCATCTTAATACCTGTAGTCTTTACATCATTCTTGCCTGGATCTCCCGCGCTCACACGAGGAACCGCTTCGCGTGGACCTAGATCAGTAGCCTTAAGAAGGTTAGGATCTCTCATCTTCTTTGGGATGTAAGGGCCGCCAGACATTGTGTGTGGAACTGCGTACTCAGACGCAGGCTTATTGTTCTTAGCCATTATTTCCCCTCCTGATACATGGCGCGAGCTAGATTGCGACCATACTTCTTCATCGCATCTGTAGTTACTCCGCCTTTTTTCAAAGATAGTTTGGTACCTTTACTACCTTTATGCTCTTGCTTGTCATGCTGCTTGAACGCCTTTTTAATCAGAGCTACGTCTTGCTTCTTATCATTTTTGTCCATATCCTGCTCCTAAGTAGTAGATACCGTTACGTTACTGACCAATCCAGCTGCCGCCAAATAGTTAGGTGTTAGCCTATTATCATTGTTTCTAGCTCCTCCAACTGGTGCCCAGCCCCACTGGAATATTCTACTGCCACCTTCTGGCATTCCATCTGAGTCTAAGATTGGGCTTGGAGTTATCACCAACTGCAATCCACTATACCCAGATTGGTAAAAGCTAACGTCTGGTCTTGGCTCTCTCACTGCCTGTGGATCATTTACAGGATACATGCCAAGTGATAACTGCGGTTGATCCGGCTCCCAGCAAGTCTTGCAAACCTTCATACTTGTTAGCTTAGTCTTAATTGTAAGCTTACGCAGCTCTTTAAGCATGTATCTAAAGCCACACCGGTCACACTCAGCAATGCTGTTCTTGGCTGATGCATATTTTGAGCCCATGATACTACCTGTATACTAGCATTCGTGGAACAAATCGCAGGGGAGCTTTCTCCCTATCTTCATCAGCAGCCAATTGCCATGCTTCATCATATTGCGCTTTAAGCATTGGCACTCTGTCAATTGCATTAGGCATTTTAACTGACAGCATATACGCTAGGCCACATACCAAGGCATTCTGGAATCTGAATGGGATTCCCTCTACATTAACGCCATTGCCCGCATCTGGCATTCTAACCAGCCGCCAGTACACTAAATAATAATATGGGGCCAGTGCTGTACCCTGACTAGGTGAAGGCCACACAGTGACTTGTGGCACTTGCTGTACTGCTCCAGGCAAATTAGTTGTCTGCCCAGATCTACGGTTAATGTATATCTGAATGGGCCGCCCCTGTGTAAGCTTATTGGGGATTGTGGAATAGGTTGATACACTAATTCTATTAATGTTCAAATCCGTCTGATTACTTACCTGCCCCGGACTGGTACGGATCACAGTCTCAATCAGATCTACAGTATTTTCTGGAAGGTCATATGTAATCTGACCCTGTATCAGTGGGATTGTGCCCTGCTCAATCGTCCACATGTTAATGCCGCGATTAGCCCA